TCATGCCGAAGTCATAGAAGGACGTGAATAGATCCACATTGTTCTCATTTTCTTTGGCAAAGAATCTGGAGTCACCGATCCGTTCCGTGACCTCGATACCTAGATCCTCTTCAATGTCCTTGAATAGCTCGCAGTACCTTTCTACGTCATAGCCTATCTTGTCCGAGGCTGGACCCTTCCGCCATTTCGGGTCACCGAACAAGGCCCACTCACCGTAGGTGTCCCTGTCCGGCCACTCCCGTCTTATAAATATCTCCTCGTTCTCGGATACTCCCGCCCATATAGCTACATAGTTTCTGGCAAAGGCCGGGTCAACCACCTGATACCAGGTAAGGGACTTCTGGTCAGGGAAGGTCATGCCGTATTTGTTTGGCTCCTCGCTCAGAACATTGACCTCCGGGCTGAAGTTCGGTAGCAGTGAAGTCATTGACTTCGTAGGTAATCCGTAGGCACGGACCATGATAGTATCACGGTTCGCATTCTTTAGATCCTTAGCTATGCGGTCATAACCGCCAAAAGGGTTCTCGTCGGAGTGCAGGTAAACAACACCAGCATCTCGTTCGGGGCTGTATTGAATCACGGGAACCTGTTCTTCGTTCAGCAAAGAAGCAGGCTTAGTCTCGAGAGTCTCAGCACCCTTAAGGTAATCCGAAACAAATGGTGTGTATCCGTCAATGGGGGTAAAGCCCAGAAGCATCTTACTGTCCCTAGTCGCAAGACGGAAGCGTAGGGTGTTGACCAAAGCAGCATCCCCTAGGTATTCGTCCAGCCAAGCCCCTATATTCATTCCGCTGGGGTTACGGAAACCGAACTCAAAACCTTCTAGGATGGTTTGGTTATTACTGAACTGGGTATAGGTCTTGAAGTCCACCCTGGTTCTGGTGTCCGGGAAGATAAAGGAACTGCCCGTGAACCCGTTCTGCATACTGAAGTTAATGTAACCATCAATACTCTTGGTCTTCCTGCGGAACTCTCTGGGCATCATCTCCCAGATTGCGGCCTGCTGTACCTTGATGGACGTGTCCGCATTTTGACTGAAGCATACCACATGTCCGTCCATGTTCTCGGTCACGGATTCCATGACCATCTTAGCACATCCCGTTGTCTTACCGCTTCTGTTCCCCCCAAAGGTAATGACCTCATCGTAGTCCTGTAGGGCATCGCGCATCCTGCTCCAGCCCGGTAACTCAAATCCGTGACGAAGTGGATCCTCCTCCGCTGACTGTATCCTACCCTCGTGGGCTTCGTGCAGCGCAACCAATAACTTGGGATCCGCCTCACCTAGGATAACTATCTCCTCATCGGTAGGGGCTTCGAGGGCCGGGTGCTTTGTGAACTCAATAGTCATTCTTCTTCCTCTGGATCGTCCTGATCACTTTCAAATTCCCACTCAATCTCTATATTGTCCTCACTGATCTCTTGCTGCATCTCATGTAAAAGCATCCTTCCAGCTGGCAGATGGTTGTAGTCAAAGAAGAGTTCTCCCTTGTCATCCATCACAATGAAACAATAATTCTCAAAATGTTCTCCGAGTATCCCACGGATTTGGTCATAGATAGGATCATAGCTTTTATCCATAAGTGATCTAGGCATCCTTAACCTCAGCCTCTATTGTCTTAGCCTCCTGTATCCTATCCCTAGCTGCCTTGATCGTAGCCTCGTAATCATCCTGGGTGAAGACCTTTCTATCTTCCGTGATTTGTGTAGCCTCACCTCTAGCAGTCAAAGCCTCCCTACCTGCGTTAGCCTTGGCAATGGATAGCTCCTTTAGGTCACGGAATGATACCTCGAATTCCGGATCACCTTCTAACCTACCACGGACTTTCTCAATGAGGTCCTCTTCTAATGAGGACAGGTTCAAGTAGTTCCTGGCCGCTAGTCGGCCAGTTACCTCTCGGAACTTCCCTATGTGGTCAGCATAATCAGTTAGTACAGAGATGACTGTATCCCGATTGAACTTGTACTTCTTCACAATCTTCGTCTGAGTCTCACCCATAGCGTAGTGATAAAGTATCTCAGCCACCTTCCCTGGGTTACCACGGCTTAGACTATTGACCTTCAGCACTTCCTTCTCCCTGCTTACGGCCTGAATACTCTCAGAGATACTGGACATTAGGTCCAGTCGCATCTCATCAGGGGTAGGGTTTAGGGTACTCATTATGTCTTTGATAGGAAGTACTTAGACACATGTCAAGTTTTTCTTTCCTTGGATCAAAAATAATTGCATTTTTTGCTTGACAGAGGTTTTCGTGCTACATAGAATCCGTAATCTTCGCTGGAACAAAGGAGCATTGGAGCAGTGACCCTACCTAGTAATACAAGGGTAGTATGCGGATGGTATGGCTTATGAGTCATCTATTTTTTAAAGGGGTGTCTGATGATATATATATAACTGGTATAACGTCAAGCTGACCCCCTCCCCCCCTGTGTCACTTGGCTAGGCTTGCACTTGCTTGCACTTGGTTAGGGTTTGCTTATGCATGAAGGATCTTTTTCTTCTCAATCGGCTAGATGGATTCAGTGCCATCATTCATTCATTCAGTCCTACCTTGATAGCCACTTAGCCACCCGTTGAATCATTCCGACTGTCTGGCATGGGTTAGCTGTTTAAGGGTATCGTTAAGCGTCGATTGTATCCTGTCGCGGAACTTAGCCGAAAAAAAGTTTAATTGAGAGTATGTTGATTGTCATGGAGTTACGGGAGTCCCCTGAAGAAATATGGCTTAACTGGAAAAAAAAGCTCGTAGGGGTTTGGAAAGTATGCATTATTGTTTCCATCGAAGCGATTAACGCAACGAACCAACCACACAAAAACACACCATGAAAAACACACTATCCACACTTGAAGCAGTAAACGAATTAGGCACATTTGATGCCTTCAGAAACTGGACACGCAACGCCGTTTCAACACTCGTTGAATACATCGAAGAAATCGAAGAGGACACTGGGACGGAGATTGAGTTCGACCCTATCGCCTTACGAAGTGACTTCACGTACCACACATCAGCCAAAGACCTTCTAGGTGACTACCTACAACTAGCCACTGTTGAGAAAATGAGCGAGGGTGAAGCGTTTGAGGAACTAGCAGAGCGAACCACGATTCTGCCAGTATACGAATCAACTTCATCAATGCAATCGCCAGACGGCTACGTGATGCAAATGTTCTAAATCCTAGCACATAACCACTTGCCCGCCTTCTCTTATGAGTCGAGCGGGCTTTGGGGTAGACGGACACTCCGTCAACTGAACAAGAACCAATAAGAACCATGAACACAAAAATCAAAGTATATACCATTGAATGGAACTGGTCAGTCGACCCACACGACGAGCCAAGTTTCACGCGAGTCACAGTCGGTGCTGACCCATACGAAGTTTGGGGCGATAACCCCGACGAGTGGACGGAAGAACAAACGGGATGGGATCAGACCATCTGGCATTTCTTCGAGGACATGGACGAACTAAAGGCTTACTGCGTAAATGACGGCAAGGGCGAGTGGTATATTGAATCCTACGAGTTCGACCACGATGACGATCTAGCCGACATAAAATAACCAACATAAACGATACTACGCAAAAAAATCATGACTAATATAGACGGAATAAAACTCTTACACGTTGACGTAAACTTCAACCCAAAGGACGCATCAAAGGCGGACTTAAACCTAGGCGGTCTACACCTAGATCACCGACCAAGTGGTAGATCATATGTGACCGATCCTACCCGCGTAATGCAACCGCTAAACGATGATAACAAGAACGTCATTAGACTTCTCTTCGATGAGGATGCACCCGACAGGGAGACCTTCACTGAATGCAAATTCGATCTCACTGCCAAAGACCTGTTCGACAGGGAGACCTTCATCGAACTCTGGATGGACGGAGTTGACTGCCATCACGAGGACGGCTTCATGGACGTATCTCACATCACTCTGTCCGTTGAGTACAAGGACGGCAAGATACACGAAATCCCCGTTAACTAACCAAAACAAACGATACTATGCAAACAATCACCGAAATCATAGCCGACCTATCCATAGACATAGCTTGCTTGCTCGACGAGCCAAGCGAAGTCACGGAGCAGGACTTAATCAAAATGCAGGACTTAATAACCAAGTTAGATAACCAATAAACGAACCAACCACACGAAAAAACCATGAAAAAATTATTAAATATACTCGAAACAATCATACGCAGTGAATTCTATATCGCTCTTATAATAATTACTATCTTCACAATAGGGGCTGTTAATTCAATCAATTCCTAAAGCACACACACATAAACCAATAAATACCATGAAAATATACAATTCATTAGAATTATTCCTAAAAGATCATCCATCATTTAACCTTTCAAAAGGTGCTTTAGCTGACGGGGACTGGGAAGACGAGGTTTGCGACTGGCTCACCTGCAAAGGATTTAACGTCTTCTGCTGTGAAGAGGATACCATCGCTTACTCCCATCCATACAAACCCGAAGCCATTAACAGAACCTACAAACCAACTAAGCTAGTTAAAACAGACGAGCAAGAGGACAATGCGTTCATCGTATTCTGGAGCATCATCATTGCCGGCATACTGCTAGCGGTGTCCATCATCTTAAACTACTTATAAGGCTAGGCTCACACTCTTCGGGGTGTGGGCTTTTTTAGTAGACAAAGCCTAAGCTTTTGTCACCATCAAAACGAGACTGTGCAAACGAGACTGTGCAGAATAACAACCAACAAAAATAATAATATGGACATAGAAGCATACCTAAAAACCATTGATGAAAAAACAGATGTCATGCGGAGGTGCATGTCCTACCGACAGAAGTTTGAGAGATGGGACGAAGATTTTGTTCCCCTCGATGACATGAGCATTGATCAACTATGTAACTACTATACATCCACACAAGAAATACTCGATAACAACTAACAACAACTAAATATGTATAACGAACCCGCAAAATCTGCTCTGGCTTTTTGCCAGTCCATGACAAAAAAATATCACGAACTACTCAGGACTGCGGACATAACCGATGCCGTCGAACGCAGACCGAACCGGCAGAAAATCTGTGTTGATCCAGAGGCTGAAGCTAACTGGCTAACGCTAGTAATAAAGCGAGTCGAGAAGGAGGGAATGAGCTGGAACAATGCGGCTAAAGGAACTCCGTGGGAAGGTAGACCAGAGTCCCTACGTCTCCTTGCAGTCCGTCGCGGTATCTACAGCACGAAGATGCTGAAGGCTAAAAAGGGCGAAGTTACCCGAAAGGTAAACGATGAGGCGAAACGGGTGAACAAGCTAGCCCGCAGTAGTCACATGACCTTAAGGGAAGCTTTAGAGGATAGCACAATTGATGAGAATCAATACTATGCTGCCAAGGGTAGGCTTAATTTGCCTCATATAAACAATCGTTCAAAGTAGTTAAATCTCTTTGTCCTTCATTGACTTACATAACTTCTACTTGACAGGAAAGCTAGGGTATGCCTATATGGAATCAGATGTAAGTTATGGTAATTAGATACTCTAACATAGCACTAGAATGATCCATCATATTACTCGAATTTTACTGCACACTTTTTAAGTAAAGCTGTGCCTACAAAAAACCAACCAACTAAACATATGAAAATAAAAATACACACCTATCCAGATGGGCCTGCTGTGGGTCTGCCGAAAGATGAAATCGTATCCACAATGGGACTACGGGGGCGATTCTCCGATGCTCGTATTGGACAACTTGAAGCTGGGGATCAGTATATTATGCCGATTCAGACCAAGCTTGAACCTCGCAGTGACACCCAATTACTTGGATTGATGGCACAGAGACACCTTCGGACTTGCTACGTGGACAACATAGTAGAACAACAAGGAAAGACTCTAATAATTATGACCTCCGACGGTGGAACCCTTTGGGAGGAACCGTATGATACTAATGAATACTCTGACCTCGACGCTCTCCGCGATGGACTCAACTTCATCCTTGACCAAGAGGAACTATGAGCCACTTCTATAACTGCCAGAACCCATCAGAGCCTCAGTTCGAGGCCGAGGTGGGGACTCCTGCACAGGCTCGTAAAGCTGGAGCAGACGTTTACCCTTCAGTCACTACCGTGCTGGGCATAGCTAAGGATCCATTCCTGGACGAGGTTTATAAGCCAAGGATGATTACTGACCTAGCCAGGGAGCATCCTAATCGGAGTTGGTCCGACCTTGCCGAAATGGTTTACGGAACGAGACCGCACCCAAAGGATGGCGAGTTAATCCCGTCGCATGAGTTCGGAACATCTGTTCACGGAACTATAGAGCGTATGATAAACCACCACGTTCTAGGCATTGACGAACACCCTGGTCAATCATGCTGGGACAAGTGGGCTATGCCGTTTCTCAACTGGATTGATGACAACAATGTTCAAGCCTTGGGCTGTGAAAAGATTGTCAGTCACGGCGGAATCAAGATCGCCGGCTCCGTTGACTTCATCGGAATCAAGGACTCCAGAATCTTTCTCGCTGATTACAAGTGCAGGGTGAATACTAAAGGTAAAGCTAAACGATACCAGAAGGACTGCTGTCAGCTAGCTATTGAAGCTTATATGCTGATGCACCTACAGAAGTTACCTTACCTACCCAAGATTCGATCCATCATAGTGGACTGCGAGACAGCAGAACATATGCACTACGAGTGGACGGACGAAGAGAGCCAGTGGGGTATCCGTGTAGCTAAAGCCGCGGCTAGCCTGTTCTGGATGTTAAGAATGCAACCCATCGTAAAACAATAATCATGAGCAAAGAAACTAATCCAAAGGATGCTTGTGGAATTAAAAAGGTTCCGATCTCAGGTATGCCAGTAAACGTATTGCTTGAGGCTGGCCTAGTGAAACTTCACGGGGAC